TCTCCGGCCCATAAGTAACCGCCTCCTGATCCAAAAAATGTGGATCCCCCATATCCGCCAGCAGCCCGATCTCCTAAAGCAGCACCAGAACCCATTCCAGATCCACCTTGCATACCTGTAATATTGATATCTCCTCCAGAAGCAGTCCCACCAGTTCCTCCTGCATTATCAGCGGCTAAAGTAGTTCCTACGGTTCCGCCATTTCCTCCGTTAGCCGTAATTAAAACTCCAAGACTTGTTGCTCCACCTGCATTGCCATTGGCATTAGAAACACCAGTACCGCCTGTACCAATTGTCACCGATTTTGAAGCGCCTATAGTAGCTGAGGCAAATGTCTTTCTGACATAGCCACCGGCACCTCCACCACCGCCTCCTATATCATTTCCGCCGGTAGATCCTCCACCTGCACCACCTCCTCCTACGGCTTCGACTGTACAATAAACCATTCCAGAAGTGGGGGTATAAGTTCCATTTGCGGTGAAAACTTGAACGTTAATAATAGCTATACCAGAACCACTGGGAGCTGCTTGCCACGTAGGCAGTGCGCCAGCCCCATTCGATGTAAGAACTTGGGTCGAAGATCCTAGCCCTGATACGCTTTGCAAGGGAGTTGTAGATCCTGTTCCTCCGCATAGAACGCTATATGCCGTCACAGTACTGTCTCCAGTTCCTCCCACAGGAACACTAAACGGATGTGGACCTTCGTATCCCATGTTAAATGAACTCCGTAATGACAATTATCCCGGCTATTCCAGCACCACCAGCACGTGTTGTGCTAGTCGTTTCATTTCCTCCTGAGCCTCCAGCACCATACCCAGTTCCTACGGCTCCAGCGGCTCCTGCTTGTGCTTTTGCAGTTCCTCCCCATCCAAGTGGACTTGATCCTCCATATCCACTAAGTAGCATAGCTACAGTAGAAACAGCAGAAGTGCTTTCAGCACCATTAACTCCACTGCCCCCTGTCATATTTAAATCGCCTCCGGATCCAGTGCCCCCTGAACCTCCGATATTGGGAGGAGATCCTCCTGTTCCAACGCCCCCTACGCCTCCATTTGCTGTCAAAAGCGCGCCTAATGTCGTATTTCCTCCTGTACTTCCTGTTCCTCCTCCTGCCCCTGCTCCGCCTGCTCCACCACCTCCGATAGTTACGGTCTGACTAGCACCGATAGTTGCAGCAGCAAATACTTTTCTAACATATGCCCCACTTCCTCCTCCTCCAGCTCCAGCAACAATTGAGCCACCTGCTCCGCCGCCACCACCGCCTCCTCCTACACATTCAACTATGCAATATTTCATGTTTGCAGTAGGAGTATAGGTTCCATTAGCAGTAAAAACTTGAACATTAACAGTAGAAAATCCCGCTGCTCCTGTAACTGTTGTCCAATGAGGAAGGGACCCTGCACCTTGGCTTGTTAGAATTTGGCCCGATGTTCCTAATCCACTGACTTGTTGAAGTGATCCGGTAGATGTGGTTCCTGAACAAATTACGGCATAGGCAGTTGTACTGTTCAAACCACTGCCTCCGCTTTTCACAGCAAAAGGATGAGCACCTTCATATGACATCAGACATATTCCAAAATTATGATTATTCCCCCAGAACCATTGCCACCTGCCTGGTTGGTGCTTGAACTAGAAAAAGAACCTCCTCCTCCAGCTCCATATCCACTAGCATTGTTTCCAACTTGATCGGCTAAGTTGACTCCATAGGCTCCCCCGCCGCCGCCTCCATATTGAGTTCCGGCTCCATTTCCTCCAGCGCGTAATCCTCGCGAAACGCCATTAGTGTGAATAGAATATCCGCCTGAGCCTCCCGTAATATTTATATCACCACCTGTGGCTGTACCTCCTGACGGGCCAGTGACTTGATTATTAACGGCAGCTCCTACTGATCCTCCATTTCCTCCATTAGCAGTAAGAAGTGAACCAAATGTAGTATTGCCACCTGCTGATCCTGAAGCATTAGAATTTCCTGAGCCCCCTGAACCAATTGTTACTGTCTGAGATGATCCGATAGTTGCAGCAGAAAATGTCTTTTTACAATATCCGCCTGCCGCACCACCAGCACCAGCAGTTGCAGAAGCGCCTGTTCCCCCGCCACCACCGCCTCCTCCTAGACACTCAACAGTACAATAAATCATTCCACTTGTTGGAGTATAGGTACCACTGGAGGTAAAAACTTGTTCGGCAATAGATGAAATGCCAGATCCTGAAGCTGCTTGCCACGTAGGCAATGCCGAAGCTCCATTACTTGTAAGAAGCTGACCTGAAGATCCAAGTCCTGATACATTTTGAAATGATGCAGTGGAAGTGGTTCCTCCACAAAGAACACTATAGGCAGTTAAAGATGCATCTCCTGTCCCACCGCTTTTAACTGGGAAAGGATGTCCACCTTCATAAGCCATTAGAATACCTCGTAGGTTGTGCCATCAAAAATAACATTCATGGAAAAGTAGTTCACAGGGATAGTATACGTAGTCTGTCCATCAATCGTCACAATCCCACCAACTGTCGTTACACTAATATTATTTGTCGCACTTGTACCTTTGGCATCTTTAATAAAAATGACACGACCTGTAGCAGGAGCATTTGGCAAACGTAATGTTACAGCTCCTCCTGAAGTGTCTACAGCTATAAATTCATCGGATGATAAAACCGTATAGGGAGACGCGGCATTATTTACAGTAGTAATGGTAAGCAGGGTTGCTCCTACGCTTTGCCAGGTAGGCAGTTGACCAGCACCGTTAGATGTTAGCACCTGATTGGCCGATCCCACTCCAGAAACAGTCTGCAGCGCGCCTGTTGCCGTTGTTCCTCCTGTTATTACTGCGTAAGCTGTAAATGAGGTATCCCCAGTACCTCCCTCAATGACTGGAAAGGGAATTGGACCTGCATAACCCATGGCTAAAATACCTCATAAGTAGGAGTTGAATTGGCCAGCAAATCGACTGCTGCGTAATTTATTTTGATCACATAGGAAGTGGCGCCATCGATATTGACTGCACCACTCACTGTCGTTAGTGTGATATTATTGGTCGCCGCGCTTCCTGTTCGATCTTTGATCGTCCATGTCTGCTTTGCAGCGGGAGAATCTGGAAATAGAAGGGTCACAGCCCCTCCGGAGCAATCGACACTGATGTATTCATCTGATGAAAGAACGGTATAAGGAGATACTGTGTGATCTACATTGGTGTAATTGGGAACAAAATCAGTGGCATTAAAGGTAATATCACTTCCCGATCCAGTGATGTTCATCCCTGTGCCATTGAGGAAATTGATGTTATTGGCGGTCGGAACAACCACAACCATGTCAGGCGTCGTAATTGTCTCCAATTCGCCTGGAGTTCCCCCTATAGGCACCCAATCCGCCACTCCTAGGGGTTTGGCCACTTGGATATAAGCTTGCTTATTCTGAGGATCGATCCAAATTGTGGGAATGGGAAATTTATTAAATGTTGTCTGAGGGGGAAAATTGCGTATTATGAATGGAACGACGACTTGTCCTTCATAGGCCAAAGGGACTGGTGGGGGGATGGAGCCTGTCATTGATTTACCATCTTAAACAAAGTAAAATCCTATAAATCTTAATGCCGTATTATTTGCAAAATTAGCATCTGTGGCTGCTGTTGTGTTTGCCGCATTTGAGAATTGAATTAAAGTAAAAGTAGTTGATGCCGCGCTGACCCAAGTCAAATTTGTATATTGTGGAATCGCTGTATAAGTAAAATTCTGAGTTTGAGCTATCATGCCTCGCTGGGAAGCACCTGCTCCTGTAATTGGCATTCCTGTAAGGGTGGCATTTCCAGTTGAAGATCCTTTGTTTAAAAGCACAAGAACCACCGAAAAAAATACTGTATTACCAATCCGAGTATAATTGCCTGTCTGTGTAGTATAGGTAAGCCCAGTTGTTCCTCCGCCAAAAGCTATACCCGGTGTAAATGTTCCTTCCACATAGTTGCTGAGCGCGGTACCTGATCCGAATGTAACACTAGTCACTGTCGGAGTGGCGCTAAATGCGGGTAATGCCCCTGTTCCCCCGCTAGTGAGAACTTGTCCTGTGGCAACTGGTCCTACAGCTTGAAAAGCGCCTGTGGTCGTAGTCCCTCCAGCAACTAAACTATAGGCAGCCTGCGAAGTATTTCCTGTTCCCCCATTAGCAACTCCTACTGAACTGGTAGAACCTAATTGACTTGTTGAAGTATTAATCGTAACAATATTTATATTAGATACACTTACCCCTTGTATACCTGATATAAAACAAGTAGTTTGCACAGCATTAGTTCCTAGGCGTATTACACCGCTGTCACCTACTGTTCCATTATTATTAAATATAATATTATTAGATTCAGAACCTGTATAATTAGAACCAGCAGCTATGCCTATTGCTGTATTTGCAGATCCCGTTGTTAAATTAGCTAAAGAAGAAGTTCCGATTGCTAAATTAAAGTCTCCAGGATTTAAATTTCTTAATGCATTGACTCCAATACCAATATTTTGTTGCCCAGTCGTATTAGCAGTAACCGAAAAGGCACCTAAACCGAAATTAAAAGATCCAGTAGTATTATCCTGAACTGCGCTTGCTCCTAATCCAACATTAAACTGACCTGAAGTTAAACCAGATAATGAACTAGAACCAATTGCAGTATTGCTGAATCCTGTGTTCGTAAAATTGCCAGCTCCTCCAAAGAAAGCAGTTAAGCTTCCAAAATTGGACATAAAATTAGTAGTGCCCAATTTAATAACGCCGTTAGTTCCTGCTGAATTCGTATCTGGGAGTGTTAAATTTCCAGCTTGGATCGTTACATCGCCTCCAGTGACGGTAAGCGTTTCGCTTCTTTTATTTATGGCGTTATTACTTACCATTAAACTACCGTTAGATTTCCAATGGATTGAATGACTGTCCAATCTGTATTAGCAACAGTACATAGTAAATAAACTACATCGTACTGAAAAGTCGCCGCTAAAGATCCTCCAGTACCTGTTGTGGTATTAGTTATGCCAAAGTGAATAGTTTGACCAGAATTCTGTGCTACTTTCCATAAGCCTGCTCCTTTTCCAACAACAGCGACTAGTGAACCATATGCAGCAGTACTTGGAAGGGTTAATGTCACTAAACCTGCATTATTAGCTGTGTAACCGTTATTGACAGCCATGGCCTGAGAAGTTCCCGTAACGTCAGTCCATGCAAGACCGCCGCCCGTCCCTGAAATGGTTATCGATCCAGCAGCATTTGTAATGCTAATCCCGACACCAGCTGTAAGCGTAGCCAAAACAGGGTCAGCACCCGTTGAACCAATTGGAAGCTGGCCATTAGTAGCAACCCCAAGATTGTTGATTGTATGAGAATTTGCGCCTCCCAAAAGTAAGGAATGTTGAGTCATCAATGATCCATTGAAGGTTGATGAACCATCATATCCAATAATTCCCGTACTATTTAAATTTACCGAGTTATTACTTGCCATATTTTAAACCACAGTTAAATTAGCCATACTATCCACAACTTTCCAAATCAGATTAGTTTGTACACACACAATTGTGACATGATCTCCTGATCCTGTTGATGTAATTGATCCCGTAACACCAGTTGTGGTTGTCAACATGCCGAAAATGATCGATTGATTTGCGTTTTGCTGGATTTGAAATAAACTGGTCAATCCAGTAACGACAAATGTATCCCCAATGGCTCCAGTTAAGGGTAAAATAAGCGTGCATGGAGACACTCCCGCTGTGATGTAGGCATTTTCTGCCACAATCTGCGTAGGATTGCTGGCGCTAGTAATAGTATTCCACGTGAAACCGCTTGCTGAAATACTGATGGTAATGACATTGCCAGTAGCGCTTGTGCTAATCGATCCAGTTCCAAGAAGCTCAATGATTCCCGCAATAGGAAATGCAGTTCCTGAATTAGTCTCAATAGCCAGAACTGGCCCCGATCCGCCACCGCCGTTATCATTTAATGGTCCTGCTTGGGACATGTTTACTTATTAAGTTCATGTTTCTTTAATAATAAACTTATATTTTCCAGTTTTTTTTCCAAAATTAATACTTGTTTTGCTGTATTATCAGATTTTAGAAATGCATTAGCGCCATCCATTGATACAGATTCGATCTTTTTGATTAGATCGTCTTTCAACGTTTTCTCAGGCAGCATCGCGCTTATCTTTTGGGATAATTCTTCGATCTTTTGCTGAACGTAGCATTTCATGACGCCATCACGCGTTTGAATCACATCTTTAAGTTCATTGACTGAATTTGCGTGAGATGCTTTGTTAGCCTTTGTAAATTCGGCAAATTGATCCTTCATGTCATTGCGCGTGGCCAAGATATTTTGGATCTGGGAAGCTAAATATTCGATCTTTTCGTTGCAGCCAGCCAGATCCTTATTCAATGATTTATGTACAGAAATTACTCCATCTAAACTTTCCTTAGTGTCTTGAGAAAGGTCCGATATCTTTTCATGGGCTTTTTTATCGAATACAGGCCGACTGCTCAGCTGATCTAAATCTGAACGCAATTGCAAATTGGCATATTTCATGAATTGTTCGACTTGATCGATCTTTTGAATTGTGCTTTGATCAGCGCCATCTAAAGCCGCCAATTTTACTGATACATTAGCCTGCTGTGCTTTGAGGGAAACAGACGATTGATTGAAGTCCTGTTTGCTTTTTTGGAAATCGCTAAAGGCATCCCGTACGATCTGTTGGCAATTGGCAACTTGGGCTTTGAGGGATGAAAACTCCTCCAAAACCCTATCGTATGCCTGAATACGCTGAATGATTACATCGAATTTTCTTTCGACATCCTCAAGGCGATCTTCAGGGGAAAGCGTAGTCTTAGCGAATTTTTTCGCATCGCTCATTAACTTCCCCCTAGACATTCTATGTAGACAGCTCCAGAAGTGGGCATCGTAGATTGTTTGACAGAAAATTGAGTCCCGACGGGGAATGCCCAATTTGGGACGCCTCCGATTTTGTTGCTACTCAAATCAAAAAGCTTAAATGAACTAGCTGCAACAAATAACATATTTGTCGAACCATCTGTGGAAAAGAATACATCCCCATTTGTGCCATTCGTAAAGCAAATCAATCGAATGGGTCGCGTCAGGACTCCTCCTACGGTTGCATATGAACCTGAAATGCCTCCAAAAGCTAATGATCTGATTGCATCAATACTTACTTTTAATGTGCTCATGGAAATCCTTAGTTAATGATCATCCAACCTACAACAGATGCATCGGCCGCATTTGGCGTTCCGGGTGTACCTTGTGTGGCTGCATATACAACAAAACTGGTGCCGGCAACTATGGTTCCTATTGAAAGAAATCCTAAGGCTGTAGAAGCCCCTACATCCATTCTTGTCAGCATGATGATAGAATTGGCAGTCACCGCCGTAGTAGATACAGTCGCTGTTCCTGAAGCAAGCGTGACCGTTCCAAACGAATTAGCTCCGGCAGATGTTCCAGATCCAACGCTTGTACTTATAATTTTATTACCTGCTGTATTTAGAACTAAATTTCCATTGGTAGCAGTGATAGCACCTGATGTTGCAGTCAAAGACGTACCAGCTGTAATCGAAGTAGTGGCATTCAAGGCGCCAGCTTGACTTAATGTTAATGCGTTTGAAGTACCAATGCTTCCGCTATTGGAAATGACAAATAAATCGGATGCGCTGTTATCCAATCCCATCGTCATGGTAGAAGCGCCAACACCTGAAATCTGAAACGATAAATAGGGATCGCCACTAGACGCGCCACCTGATGCTATTTCTACTCCTGCATTTGATGTGCCAGACGTATTGTCAGAATTTGTGGCTTGAACAGTAACATTTGCTCCTGCATCTGATTTGGAGGCAATAACATTACCAGTTACTAAAGCATCTCCAGCGCTAATGGCCATATCTCCAGTCGTAACAGTCAATCCTGTTCCGGCTGTCATAGTTGTACNNCCTGCCGTTGCCACAATATCGCCTGTTGTAGCTGTGATGCCTGTTCCTCCAGTAAGCGTGGTAGTAGTCGTAAGGGAACCAGGAGTGGTGATTGCTGAAGGAAGACTTAGCGTTACGGTATGACTAGCCGCTGTACTTGTTATTTCATTTGCAGTACCAGCAACTTTGATTGTTCCCCCAGAAGGAGTCGCTGTGCCCGAATCGCCTGTAAGACCTGTAAGCCCAGACGAAGCACCAGCTATTAAAGTCCAGGTATCCACACCACCCGATTTTGATACCAACATGTAAGCATCAGCAGCAGCATTATCGACTGCTATAGTCCCAAGACCATCCTCAGTCAGCTTTGAACTGGGCGCTCCAGATGTTTTAATGACGTTCGATGGATTAAGAACTTGACCTCCACCATAATAGGGGGTCGTCTGAGGTGACAGGGTTGGCATAGGGACTCCTTGCTTGCATGCAGTGTTAACTTTATATTTTAAATTATATAGATATTTGTTGAAACGCTTTTAAAAAAATAAAGACGACTTATGCGAAATGAGAAAAAATGATAATGTTGGTGCAACAAAGGAGTGAATTTATGGAATGGACACAATTTATTATCTTTTTCTTGGGAGTATTTGGCCTATGGCTTTGGAATCGGGCCGAATCACGCGCCGATATCCGGCAAATGGATGGAAAAATGGAAGCGTGGCGTTCAGAAAACAACGCGATATTAAAAGCTATTCAAGAAGAAATGAAAGACTTTCACAAAAGACTTTGCGAGATTGAAGCAAAAAGGACTGGAGGATAAATGAGCTGGATTAAATGGTTTTTTCAAGATGTAACATCATTTGATTTGACAGTAGGATTTTGTATGTTATTATTGTTGATTCAATTTGACAAGTTGAACAAGAAGATAGATAGACTGCAAAAACAACTTTGTGAATGACTTCTTCAAATACAATGAGATTTTCGAAGATCACATGCAGATTGCACGTGAAACATTCATTCGAGAAAATGGCCGCGCGCCCACATTGGATGAACTCATCGCGATGCTTTCCCGTCTAAACTTCTATTATTTCGATTGAGCTGAGGCTTTGATTAAGCGATTGACCCGGGCTTTGGAATATCGCTTCTCAAGATCTTTCCTGTATTTATGGAATTCTTCGGTATTACGCAATTTTCTCAACTTTTCTTCTTCTATATGATCGAAAATGGCATTGACTATTTTGTGTCCCACCACCGTTCCGCCGAATGCAGCTCCCCTTCCAACAGCAGGTCCAGGAAGCGCAACGGACACAAGGCCAATAGGTATTTTAGACCCCGTATATTCTTCAAATATGGACTGAATTCCGCCTGCTATGGCTCCTTTGGCAAAGCCCTTTGGTATAGAAGCTATTCGTTTTAGATACTTATTTGTCACATTTCCGGCGCGTGCGATATCTTTTTCCGTCGTTTTTCCCGACTTTAGTCGCTCATGGAACGCATCTATTTCACTTTTCAGTTCCTGGTCTGCCTTTTTCTTTATAATAGCCGCTTTTGTCTCATCGGCAGCTGCAAGCGGCTTAGGAGTCGGTTTTTTCGTTTCTATCGCTTTTTTGGCCGTTTCTGACGTTTTAATTTCAGCTGGAGATAAAGCCTTACGAACTGATGCCCATTCCTTTTGAAAGGCATCCACATCTGTGCGCACATCTTTAAGCAGATTCTTCCATAACGCACCCGACGCCCCTTCCAAAGTCTTCATCGCCTTGCGTTTGTCGATTTGGTTCACAATTGATGCCTTAGCCTGTTCTCGTGTTTTTTCGATCAATCCTTTCAACTTTCTAGCATTTTCTACTTGGGAAACAAATGCCTTATCACCCTTATTTTCCTTAATGAAAGCACCCAATTCCTCAATCAGATCACCATAAGCCTTCACATATTCCTGCTTGATCTTGATAAATTCATCGAAAACCGGCCGACCCGGCAATTCGCCCCTATCTACGAGCTTTTGAGCTTGTTCAACCGCAGCTTTGTTTTGCTCAAGTGCCTTTTCGAGTTTTTTAATCTTGTCTATCGTAGGATCTTTGATACCGGCGCGTATTTCATCAAAACTTTTTCCAATTTGTTCCTTAATTTGATCAGTAGTGGCTGGCGGTCTTCCATATTTTATCTCAAAATTAGCGGATCTAATTTCATTCAAATAGCGTTGATGTTGTAATTTATCATGATCAATGAGCGCCTGAATTCTAGTCCGTTGGGCTTCATTTAGTTTATGCGCCGCCTCCTTTAAATAATTTTCATTATTCAATATTTGATATTGCAGATTTCTCAAACTACGTTCGGATTGTTTTATCTTAATTTCAAGCGGTTTGATCCTTTCAGCTTCTTTAGCAATAGTCTCAGGTCTATGAGCCACTTCTTTAACAGGTGCATAGTATTTTTCAAGCGGAGACTGAGCCAATTTTTCAGCAGTTTCGCCCCGCACCTTTTCAACTTCTTTACGATTGAACTTTTCAGCCTGTTTGTAAGTATCGGCAACCTTTGCCGATTCCTTTTGAATTTCATTGAGGGCTTTAGCATCGCCTTCCGCAGCCTTGACAACTGATACACCACGTGCTTCAAGATTTTTGACAGCTTCTTCAACAATTTTCGCCTCAGTTATCACTCCTTTTGTAGCAGCAGCGGATGCCTTAATGGATTCGTATACCTTAGGGATTTTCTTGATGAAATTTAGTCCAGCTTTCGCCACAGGAGCTATCAGTTCTCCTCCAGCCCCAAAAGCAGCAGCCTTTCCAATTTCTCCAGTCGTTGCATGCCTTCCTTCGCCCACCAACTTTTGGATTGCTTCTTCTGCCCCAAAACCACTCCCGGCCAAAGCAGCCTTTTCAAGCGCCGTGCTCCCCATGCCTGCAAGTTTGAATATCCCCAAGTCTTTGATTAATGTGCCCAACGTTTTAGGGATAGCGAGCGCACCTTGGGTCGTTGGTGTTTCCTGTGGAATAGGAGATATGCCCTGTTCTGCCAATTTGCGCTCAGCACCTTGAAGTAAACCGCCCGGGACAATACCTGAAGCAAAAGCAAAGTCTGTCCCCAGCTTGGCAGCTTCAGCGATCTTTTTCCCAACGATTCTTTGCTGATCCATCGGAAGGCTATTGACAAACTCCGCAGGCAATTCTAGTAATTCTTTGTTTGTCAGTTCCTCAATAGGCTTATTTAATTTGAAAGATTTAGATTTTTTAGATTCTTTTTCCTTTTCAGTCTTATTCAGTTCATTTAATTGCTTGTTTTTTTCGGTGATCGCATTTTTCAATTTTTCGATAGGCCAAGATAAAGCTGTCCATAGCGGGTTTTGAGCTATCGGCTGTCCCTGAAAAGGAGAACCCTTATTTCCAATAGCAGCCGCTAAAGGACTAGTTGGCGTTTGTTGTCCTTGTTGAGCGCCTTCTAATGTCTTATCAAGTTTAGTTTTTCCCCCTTTCTCGGGGAATCCCGCCACTAAATCTTCATAGGCTGAAAACACTGCTTGAGTTGAATCATAGCCTTTGTCGATGTATTCATCTGCCCGTTTGCGTGCTTTTAGTAATTGCTCAGGATCATATGCGGCATCCGCTCCTTGCTGTTTTAGAAGCGATGTCAAAAAAGATTGCGCCCTAGGGCGATGTGCTTCAATTTGTCTTTTTTTATCAGCAAACCTATCGCGAATGATTTGACCCAGATTGCCCAAAGCCGGAACAATTTTTTCACCAAAACTAGGGACATAAGGAAGTACCTGGACCATTATTTCACCTTTTTACGTTTGTAATCTTGTTTGCCAACTAAGCCGGGATTGGTTTGGGTTTGCGATCCCAATGCCACACCTTGCCTTTTACGTATTGCTGTAGGAGAACTCACTTCAGGGCCATTGACGCGGGTGCTTTCATCCCAATGCTGTTGAGGGAAATAATCTCCGCGGAATTGCCGATTAAATGAGTTTTCTTTTCTCATCTAACTGCCCCTGCCCCTAACCCTAATATACCCCCAATTAAAGATCCCCATGGTCCAAAAGATGATCCAGCCGCTGCGCCAGATATTCCACCTTGTAATGAAGTCCCCAAACGTCCTGGTTGCCTTTGAAGATAAGCAAATTGAGGAGTGCCTGCACCAATGCCGCCCTGACCCAAACCTAATCCACTAAGACCAGTAGCCGCTTGAAGTTGCATTTGCGCCAATTGCGATGCTAAGTCAGTGTTGAGATTAGATGCGCCAGCAGCTAGGGCTTGATTGAGTGAACTTGAGCCTTTTGAACCTGTCCCGAAAGCATTTAGAATCGAAGGAATCGTTTGCTGCTGAAAGTTCTTATTAGCTTGTTCAGTAATCGCTTTTCCTCCACCACCACCAGGTAAGAACTGTGAAAAGCCTTGAGCGGCTTGATTAAGATTCCCTCCTGCCATAGATAGGATCTGATCCAAGAAACTTTTTTGTTCTGGAGTCACCGCATCTTTTTGGATGTATCCGCCCCCCTTACTTTGTCCCAAATTGTCCATCCTTGGGAAAGTTATTCCCATTCATATTATTTTTCTAATTATATCAGTCGTTGTATTCCATTAAAACTTGTTTGCTAGTATGAAATCCGTGTTTTTCAAAAAACTTAATGTTGCATGTGATCCAAAATACCCTGGGAGATTTCGTCTTTTCCCTTAGATTTGCCACAAATCTCATAGCCACAGGCATAGCCTTTCCTTTCCCCCAGTATTTCTTGTTAACTGAGAATGTATTCACAAAAAGTGAATTATCCAATACATTAACTTCGGCCCACAGATAGCCATGTATTTTTTTGGCATCATCCACCAAAACGTACAGATGATTATAAGGATTGTCTATTTGGGACTCCTGGTAGCGATAAAATTGTTCAGGGGTGAAAGTTCGGCCTTTTACATTAGTAATTAAATCGATTGGAATGATCCTTGGGATCTTTAGCCTTACAAAAGACAATGAATCGATTTTTTCGGCATTACATTGAGAATTTTCAGACAATGAGTTCATTTGTGTGTTTTTGGATACATCAGTGATGGCTGTAGCCATATTATCCGCCTTGTTGCGTTCCCATGATTCTGATATTAAAATTCCCCGTGACTCCAGCCCGATTATGAGCGATCTGGAAATTCGTTGCTGTAGATGTGATCGTCAAAGCATTTCCAGCCCACGCACCAGTACCTACTTGAGATCCTAAAACTGCGACTGATCCTGAGGCTGTGGCATCGGCTTTACAAAGACTCGCGGTCAATGTGGGGAGTGTACTATCCGTTCCGGATACACAGACAATGTATGCTCCAAAATTGGGAAGATTAGGGATATCGGCGGCTGTGTCGGTAATTGGGATTTGGAAAAAGATATTATCTTTGTTGTTAACTGCAAAAGCAATGTCTTCATATAACCTATTTAGGTAAGGGATAAATAATGAATCATTCTCAGGAACGATCGTATTAGGCGGCAATGAAGGCAGTTTAATGATTGGAAAAGTCATGGGGTCAATCTTCCTGCTGGTTTGGCCCAAATTACAAAACCGACAAATTGCATAAATGAATTTTCAGTAGGATCAATCTCCATCTGAAAAAATTCACCGATCAAATTTACGTAAATTCTCCTGAATGTAAATTCAGAACCCACAGGCCCATCTAAAGTCAAAGGTAAAGTCAAAGCGGGATCATCGCTATTATCCACATAAAAAATCAGACTAACGCCTATAGAATCATCTGGATTCACAGAAACAATGCGATAATAAATATCGATCCATCCAAACTGAACTTTTTGTCCCATTTGCATAATGGGATTCCAGCGTGTAGTGACCAAGTCTATAATTATAGGCGTTCCATTGTCTGTGACTTGACTTTGATCATCCATGTGCCAGATGTGACCAGTTGTATCTCCTGCCAATAGAATTGGAGATCCACTTTGATCAGAATAAGAATTCCAGGTCTGATCTGTATCCTCCCAAGCCTGGGCTAAATTTTGCCATTGAGTACCTGATTGTTTGTAAAATAACCCAAGACAAGTGAGTGGGATGCTCCATTTATAAGTGGCAAATGAGTTTTCGACGAAATTGTAGATTAGCGCGCTGTCCGATCCAGGCGCCACTCCTCCCACCAAAGGATTAGGAGTATTGTTGGAAACGTAAAGCATCCAGCCTTGATTGAGATTGTCATAACGTTGGGCAAAAGTCTGTGCATAATATTTTATGCTAAAATTGTTTTCATAATAATCGATTATTGGGATGTCATAACGCTGAACGTTGACTCCATCGCAAGCGATAAGGCCTGTTGAGCCAATAGATGTCACCCTTTCATCATATTGTATCGAACCATATGGTGCATTCGTGCTTTTACTGTCATTGACCTTGTCCCAGCGAAAAGGATTTGTGTCGTTGCCCGTATAGCGAAAAATCCATGTGCTATTGGTGAAAAACACCACTAAGACGTCCCGCAAGAAATCAGTGGCTAAAATGGAATCTCCAGTAGGAGCCGCTAAAAATCCCCCTTGGCCTGCAATATCAACGCGCCATTTTGTTGGATCTTGAATTGCGCTCCAATAAATAGATTGATTTTGTATATTTCCATCAGAAAGTGTAGGGCGAATTAATAAAAGACGTTGTTTATAGACTTTTACATCTAAAGCGGTGGTTATTGTGGTAGGAGTACCATCAATAGTGATTGTAGGTTGGTTTGCAGTTGTCCCATCAAAAGTGGTAACCCTGTCCTTATTATTTACCATCCATAGCAAAGAAGATGCGCCATCGCTGGGTTGCCAATTTGTCCAATTGAAGAAGTTTGTGATGTTTCCAGTAAAAGTAGGAGGCGAAGTAACTGTACCGAAAGTATTTGTTCCAGGGTTATATAGATAAAGATTTACTGTTGTTGCGACAACTAAAGAAGTTTGAGAAGTCGATTCATTGATCCATCGCATAATTCCCATAACGGGATTGTGGTCTGCTAATGTATCGCCAAATTGGGAATATCCAGCCCGTTTATTGATTGTCCCCCTATTGATGTAGCAATTGACTAAGGGCTCAAAAGCATCCGCAGGACGCTGCCAAGGCTGCAAATAGGTGTTGATGCCTGTCTTGAATTCTGAGATCAGGAACGGTTTGAAGCCGCTAGACATTTACACTCCTACGGCCATAACCCAGCAATGTGAGCCGCCAGATCCAGATCGATTGACGGTAACTGTGGTAAGGCTTCCAGAAGGAGGAATATAATGCGTCGCATTGACGTTAGGAGCCAAAGTTAGGGCGAAGATCGCTGTAATAAAGGGAGTGGACCATGTGGCGCTTCCAGATCCGCTAGTTGTATCGACATAAACCCATTGGAATAGAACTCCTCCAGGCAACGTCAGATATCCCTTAGTATTCGCTGTATTTGGAATCGTTGAAGGACCCGTAAGCCGGATTTTTCCACTACCGTTGTATTCTGTGGAGGCATTTTTAAAGAAAAGCTCCTGATTTGATCCTACAAGAAGGGGGAAAATGTTTGAAACGGTACCAGCGGGAGTCGGCTCAGCAGGCGCATTATCGAAGGTGATTTTTTTATGTGTACAATCTCCATTGCCAGATCCTGTATTAAAGGCGACGTGAGCGACCCCAAATTGAGTATTGAGTTGCCCGAAATTTGCGAGTAACTGCGCCTCACTATTGGAGATCAGATCGGTTGGCTGCGGAATGGAAGGATTATACGTCATCTTAAAACCTTGGTACGCTTTGTTGTTCTGTATATTGCTGGATCGTGCGCCCTAAAGCCACGTTCTCGAATCGCTTAAAGACAGGAAAATATCGATCAAAGTTTTCTGTATCGCCAGTGTCCTCAAAGCGTTCTAAAGCCGCACCATAGACGATCACCGGCCCCCATTCAGGCTGTAGCGGTGTATCTGTGGCGTCTACAAACGTCGTAGGCTGAATATAGCCTTGCATCAGGATCTTATATGCCTGATCAGGAACAGGCCTTAAGGTGAATTCATTGTTAAAAAATAGAACTCCTTGAGGGCGATTGCCTGAATATCCCTGATATTTAGCGTAAATGTTGGCCGTAGATGCTGGAGCGACATTAAAAACAGCGGTGTAGGCACCTGTCAGGTAATTAATGGTTCCCGACCCGTCACCCGTCAAAGTCCCATCTCCTGCGTCAGTTAGAAGCTGTTGAGTTCCTGTGGGGTCATCAGCGGCTATAAAAAGCGATCCAATGATCACAGGAGGGTTTTGCAGTCCTCCTGAGAAGTTGGTCGTAACGCCATCGCCTGTCGCTATGTTATCCACAGCATATTGTTGGGGCCAATCTTGGAAGAAAACGTCGGTGTCCTGATAAAAAACCAGGGGAAAACCATCAGCATAGGCACCGGGAGCATCTGTAAAATACCCTCCAGGAAAGGAATACACATCAACTCCTGGCGTGGTTGTAAACGTCAGGTATTGATTTGTGATCTGTTCCTTTAACTCAAATGGCATTGTGTAGACATAATAGTTGTTAAGATAGGCCCCAACTTGGGCATCGCTTAACTGATCCGTGCTGGGAGTACCGGTCACAGCACGGAACTTTGATTTCATGTTTGCAAATGTCCAGCCAGATGTGGATGGGGCTATCGACATGTTATCTCCTTAAGCAATCTTGCGAGGTGTCTTGCAGGAATACAGATATTTCAGCGACTTGACATACATCTCCGGATGTCCGCTTCTGCCTTGGCGATAACCGTACACTTTTTCGGTACAGTTGTTTTCCAGATGTTCAATCACTTCCACGGGCAGATCGTATTCTTGGCCATGAAACAGCGTATAATGCTTAAGCGGATGCGTTTTGCTGTGATAATGAAACATCAATTCTTGGCCAGGATCGCGTCCGTTAAGGAACTGAACCTTTCGCATTTCAGGAATATGTTTCGCAATCACGATGCCTTCTGGCGCCTTAGGTGCAGAAAATCCTTCAGGCGTTTCTTCAAGAAAATTTCTTTCGATGACTTCTTCTGAGGCACCTTTGAATTTACTTTGTGCTTTTGGTCTTGCCATAATTTCCTTTAATTTGTTGTTGCTATGTTTTGAAAAGGTGTATTGAAAGTTTGAAAACCCACAGTCTCAACTGGAGGCTGTCCTGTGAGGATGTTGATGATTCCCCCGGATCTGTAGATGGGGAAGAAAGTCGTATTTATGTTTACAGTAAATGTATTGGCGTCTGGGACAGATTGAATAACGCCAGGAAGGCCATTGATGGGGAGCATCCCAATAACTTGCTGAAACATGACCGAAGTGATGCCAACATCTGCCGATGTAAAGCCATGATCTGGACAGCTAACCAAAGCTTCATTGGCTGTTGTAATATTGGTGATCGTTCGAATTGTGTTTGGCCACTCATTCGGCGACGGTGGTGTCACTGATGGCGGCACAGCATTGGATGCCATTGCACCTACCTAAGTTATGAGCAACCGGGGCATCCCAGGGATCTGAATCCCTGGGGGTCGGCGTCTGATGTAAAGCAGTTTTACATTCAGACTTGGGCGGCATAGACTAGCTACCATCCCCGTCAATCTGGCGACCGGAAAAGTCCGATCCTAACCATCTAGTTATGGCGGAGGAGAATTCCCCTCCCACCGATTAATAGCTGGTGATGTCTGTATCCAATAACGCTAGGTAATCCCAAACATCATTGGTATTCACCATCAGTGTTGTTCCAAGTGTTAGACCTTCGAATGCCACGTTGTACAACGGTGTGTTGTAAACCTGGAATCCGGTTTGGGTCGTTGGAGGCACGCCAGTAATGATGTTGGCGATACCACCGCTCACATAAGTAGTGAAATTCGTGGTGTCGATGTTGACTGTAAAGCTGGTCGTGCTTGTCACAGACTGAATGACGCCACTCAGGGTATTAATCTGAGTCATGCCAACCACATTGTGGAAAGTGACTGTAGTCACTCCAATGTCAGCAGAAGTGAATGCATGCGTAGCAGTGATGCTAGCATTTGCGGCTTTGCTGATACCCGTGATTGTTAGGTTGGTATTAGTAGCACCCGAAGGCAATCCTGTAAGCGGAACGAATTCAGTTCCAGCAGGTGTAATGTAGGGTGTTATACCATTGGTAGAAATGTAGCTAAGAACGCCTGAGCCTGTCGTATAGGTTGTGATATACGCAGAAGCGTTAGCCATGTCATTCCACCATTCGACGTTTGTTACGCCTGTAACGGTTCCTGATGTTTGAATGGTTTTATTAACCATTCTGAAATAACTAGGAATGAAACCCAAATTAAGATTTTGAGCTACACCGCCAGTTTTAACTGTTAGTTGACCTTTTTTTACAATAGCCATATTAAGTTCCCCCTTATACGGTTGAAGTTAAGCGGGTGATCCAGTTGTCATTCAAAATCCGTGTTGCAAACGGATATTTGTATCCCACTGTTCCGCGTTGATTTAAGGGGTCAGCTGTACCGGAAGCTCCGAGGGGCTTAACGATAAACTCAGCTTCTTTGGCGCCTAAACGAACCACACCATAGGCTTCTTGACCCAAGATGAAGGATGAGTAGACGTTAGGTGATGCACCATTGCTAAAGCCATTGGTGTTGAGCAACCAGCGAACGTTGCGTGTAGAACCCCATTCCGCTTCTAGCGCATTCATTGGGTTCGGGTAGTTAGCAACGGAGATAAAGCTGGAGACAGCTTCCAAATCCGCTTGCAGATCTACTGACATGAAACCCCAGTAGGAGCTTCGCACAGGCGATGTACCAAATTTGTTCTCGCCAGGAAGCGGGTTGGTCATGAGGCGTGCGTTGCCTTGTCTTAGGGCAATCACAGCGATCTGAATATCTTGATCGGTGATCTCAGTTGGCGTGTTACCATTGAGGCCATTTGACGCAGCAATTGTCGATGCTGTTCCGACCATCATGTCACGGATGAGTGTATCGATTGTAAGACCTAACTGAAGTGAAAGGACTTTTGTCGCTTCATTAAGGACACGATCTTGTACGACGTATTGTACCTGATCAGTTATCGTAACGAAACTTCCATACCATTGGATCTGTGCTTGGAAGTCTGTGACAGAAAGCGAATCTCCTGGAGGAGTTTGTCCATCTGTAAGTGGAACGGTAGCGGCAGTTAATGTGCCATATCTTCTGAAAACCATTTGATTTCCAGAATTCATCGGAATTTGTCGCTTTTGAGCGAACAGGTCGTAAATAAAATACGGCCTTGCCAGCGTTAGTAGGAGTCTATCGAAATAGGTCCGCACTTCTGGAGGCAACTGTGTGGTATTTGTGAGTGCCATAGCCTTACTTAAAGTTAAATCCCTTCAAGGTTACGGCTAGCCATCCGCATGAACTCCTGGTCTGACATCGAAGCGTAGTAATCGGCCTTACTTAAGGCCCCTTGTCCTCCGGCCTGAGACAATGTCCCTGGCTTCTTGGCGTTCTCAACGATACGTTGAGCATTTTCACTGCGCGTCGGTGCGACCTGTTGTTCTTGCAACTGTTTCGCCATTTTACCCAGTTCGTACGCAAACAAAGCCTTGTTGCGCGAACCCTGGATCCCCTCAATGAGATGCGGTTTTTGTTTAACAAGCGGTGATAGATACTTCTCCATCACCTCCGCGTAATCCGGATGCATTTGAGCGACCTGTAACTCCTCAAGCCTTGACTGATACTGCGCTTCCTTCTGTTCCCATTCCCGACGAAGTTCTCCGACGCTTGGCACATCATCTTCCTTCATCCCCTCAAGGAACTTGCGCTCCTGAGGTTGGGCAGCCGGTTGCTGCTGATTCATGTTGGCTCGAAGCATGTCCAGTTGGAGTTGATGCTCCCGCTTTTCTGCTTCCCTTTCGGCTTTCATTCGATCGACTTCTTGCGCTAAAGCACGGAAATTTAATTCCTGTTTACTTGGTTCAGGTTCAGCTTGAGGCTGTTCCTGTGTGCCTAAGTCAACGGGATATTCGCTGGCTTCTTGTTGGTAAGAATTCGTATCTGTTTCTTGAACCGCGGCGGCCGGCTCATCAACTGCGCCCGCATAACTTTGCATGTCAATTTCGGCTGACATTCTTTGCTCCTTAAGGGTTAATCATTTGCATGAGGTCACGAAAATGATCCCTGGTTAGGACACCAAAACTTGTAACTTTTGCCCCTGAGCTGCTACACGATCCGACGCGTCGTACGCTTTATCGGACAGCAATGCAGGATCAAGGGGGACATCGTGAGGGGCTGAAAGTTCAGGAACAAACCTGAATTCACCCTTCGCGTTGTCTACGTACCAAACTAAAATTCCCAAAATTACAGGAGGACGTTCGCGATACGCTGTCATGAACTGCTTAAAAGCGGGCCGACCCAGTCTATTGCTGGCACCCTTGTCTTCTTTGCAGGCATAAACGATGTAAAACGGCTTTACATCAGACTTCATCGCGTTGGCAAAATCTTCTGCCATGCGCCAGACGTCTTGCGACCATTTCTCGCGTGTCTCACCCAATTCCTGAGGCATTCGTCAATCCCAGTGATAATCTTTGAATTGAGCGTGAATCTTTCCTTTATCTGATCGGCAGCCTTCTTCAGCGGCTTGACCATAAGCAATGGGATCGGCATCGCCTTTGAATTCATGCATGCCTTCGCCCATGTTCTCCATCGCACTGATGTGATTGAAAGGAGGTACAGCCGGCTTTTCTACCTCATTGCGGTACATGCCATGGCCTTCGTGACTGTGATGCATGTGGTGCATCTCATGTTTGACCATGCCTTCGCCTTCATGCATACGATCCTTAACGGATTGGTGTTTCATGTTGTTTACCTATTTGTGATGCATTTTCTTTAGGGTTTCAGCCAGGCGCGCGCGCTTGCCGATAGTCCCCTTTTTCTTTGCAGCCGCAGCTAATTTCTTAGCTGGAATCGGTTTGCCTTTTTTTGCGCCTAATTCTTTTCGAAGCGCGCCAGGGTGCTTAATCGCCCCTTGAATCCATTTTTCTTTTGCCATCTAAACTGCCCGTCCATGTCGTCGTGGATATTGTTTGTTGCTTTCTAGTCGACGCTGGTCGTAGTCCCCTGTATCAGCTGGAGGAGGCGGCGATGTGTATCCATAAGGCATTTCTTGCTCCAGAACGCGCTCATCAAGCTGTCGGCTGTAAGACTCAGGAACAATCGATCCCAATTCGTGGATGCTGAAACTTTCATTGATGTGAAAACTCATGAAAGACCCCTTCGTTACGTAAACTATTTAAATTAAATTTTACTATGTTTATAGAATTTGATGTATAGATTAAATTTGAAAGTTTACGAAAATGGCTACGGATTACCACGAAACTTTTCTGAAAATGTATGAAATGGGCGCTGAATATGAAGATCCAGCAGCCGATAAGGTGCAGCATTTATTTAGAAGGAAATCGACTCAAGCAGAAGACATGGCA